CTACACCAGCAGATTCCATTGGCGTCAGTGACAAGTATGGGTCAAGCGGGTGCGGGCGACGAACCCAACATACATCTTCTGGCTTGAGGATTATCTTGTCGCCTTGAGGCATCGTTACTTCGTAGCCAGAAACGAATCGGCGTGGGTCTGGAATTGGCGATGTGTGCTGTGGCGGAAGCAGGTTGAGTCCAATAATTCGCCCGTCGCGTCCTCTTACCTTTTCAATAAATGCACCGCGCGTACTGAGCATTAATTGCGAAGAAAGTCTGTATCGGAAAATAAAAGAGTTTTCACCAATGTTTGACTTTGTATTCAAAATTTCCAAAAGTGGAGAGCGAAGCGCACGGCGACCCGTGAGGATTTCACCGTCCCTAGAATTGTCTTTTCGCAAAATGATTGGGAGTCGCGCTTGGTTTCCAGCAATAGCGTCAATACACCTTGAAACCCAAGTGACCTTCTGCATGCCCTCGCGGTATGCACGCTCAATGTCCCACATGTCGTGGTAAGCCTTGCCAGCAAGGCCAGGATTCATTGCTATGGGTGCGCCAGGACCTAGAGCCTTGCCACTGGGCGCGGACGCGCCCTTATTAGATGTTGATGAGTTCCACGCCATAATTCTTACTCAGCGCCCAATATGTATCCGAATATGCCGCATGTCAAACCTGCTACCAGGAATCCGATTGGTGGTGCTATGAGAAATCCTCCAATCGCTGTAAATAGTATAAATGATGCCATCAGTAAATTCGCGAAGGTTGGTCTAGTCAACTTTGAACCAATTGCCTTGAATATTTTTTTCATCGTGTACAACCTAGCGCACAATTGTGACATACGATAGAACTTGTTGGAGACGAATGTGACTAATTGGGCGAAAGTTTTAGAGTATTTGCAACCGAAGGAGCCCCTCTATGTACCAGAGGCTCCGTCAATAAATCAACGAGTTTTTTTAAGAACTTACTCACTTGAGGCATTATTCGGTGGTGCCGCTGGCGGTGGAAAGTCTTCAGCCCTTCTGATGTCTGCGCTTCAGTATGTAGATGTGCCCAACTATTCTGCGATTCTCTTCCGTCGTACATTCGCTGACTTGTCGCTCCCTGGGGCGCTCATGGACCGCTTTAAGACATGGGTGAGTCCACACGACGACATTCACTGGAATAACAACAGTTTCGTTGCGACATTCCCATCTGGGGCAAGAATCTCATTCGGCTACCTAAACAACACTGGCGACTATCTCCGTTACAAAGGTTCTGAATTCCAATTCATCGGAATGGATGAGGTTACGGAAATCCGAGAAAATGACTACAGGTACATGTTCTCCCGTCTCCGCCGTCCAAATAGCGGTCCGTTGTCCGAAGTCCCACTACGCATGAGGTGCGCATCTAACCCTGCTCCTAACTGGGTTCGTCAAAGATTTATCGTTGAAGGACAAGAAAAAGGGCGAATCTTCGTTCCTTCACGACTTACGGACAACCCAGGAATTGACGCTGTTTCGTACCGCCAAGCCCTATCAGCCCTTGACCCTGTTGAGCGGCGCCGTCTTGAAGAAGGCGACTGGTGGTCAACCACTCTTGGAAGCATGTTTGAGAGAACATCAATAGTTATTATTGATAATGAAGAAATTCCACCAATCACATCTTCGGCAAGAGTCGTGAGATTTTGGGACCTTGCAGCAACAGAGCCGAATGCCGCCACACCAGACCCTGACTGGACAGTCGGAACACTCATGATGTTTGACCAAGGAATCGCATACATCCTTGATGTGAAAAAAGCACGCGTTAAGAACGAAAAGGTTGAGCAGTTCATTGCCCAGACCGCCTACGAGGATGGGAAATTAGTGCCAATCCGAATGGAACAAGAGCCAGGCTCATCTGGCAAAGCCCTCATGGACCAGTACGCCAGATATGTGGTTCCAGGCTACGACTTCGGTGCGGTTCGCTCTACTGGCGACAAGGTAACTAGGGCTAGACCTTTCGCGGCAGCCGTTGCTAACGGAAATGTCAGGGTTGTGCGTGGAGCATGGCTAAGCGACTGGATGGACGAATTGTCCTCATTCCCAGAATCCACCAACCACGACGACCAAGTTGACTCTGCCGTAGGGGCGTTTACACATTTGACAGGACTGGGGTTGCCACAGAGGAAAAGAGTCAGTATCGTCGTCTAGGTAATTATTACTAATACCTTAAGCGAGGACATATATGACTATCAAATCACTGGAGGATTTTGCTTCGGCATTATCCAACCTGAACAAAGAAATCACTGAGTACATTGACTCAAACCCAGACATTGACGAAGCAGCAGAGGGTCTTGCAAAATTGAACTTTGCAAAGCGTGAACTTTCTGTTATCTACGACTCGTTTGCGCACGGTGTTGGAAACCTCATGGGCTCTAGCGGAATGATTGAAACCGCAAGCGGAATCACGATTGAAAAGAAGACAGCCGCCGACAGAAAGAAGTGGCGTCACCCTGAACTCGCAACTCGTGTTGCTGAGCGACTTTCGGAAATGTCGGTTGACATGGACACTGGCGAAATCGTCATGAGCGCACAGGACATGGTTGTCAAGTTGCTTGATTACGCAGCAGTTTCGTACTGGCGAGTTGGAAAACTCGGAGAAATTGGAGTCAATCCTGATTCGTATTGCGAACAGGGAGATTTTAAAACAAGCATCATCATCAGAGAGGCAAAGTAATGAACGACATTTACCCACAACTCACAGAACCATTCCCACGGGAAATGGAAAAGATTCTCAACAAGGGTGGAACTGCTCTCACATACATTCCAGTGAGCGAAGTTATCACTCGCTTGAACAAGGTGCTCGGAGTTGACAAGTGGTCTTTCAAGATTGTTCGCTGTGAACGCGACGCATCAGACCCAGATTTTGTTGTTGCTCATGTTCGCCTTGAGTGGACTCCGACAGTTGGAGAAGACTTTAATATCGTTACCCGCGATGGATTTGGTGGACAGAAAATTAAGCGCACCAAGCAGAATCAAATTGTTGACCTTGGAGATGAGTTCAAGGGAGCAATATCCGATGCCCTCAAGAAAGCAGCGCAAACACTTGGCGTTGGTCTTTATCTTGCGCGTAGCGAGGACGCTATTGAGATTGAGCAAGTAATTGACGCATCAAATGTTCCGCTTTCAGAGCATGAGCAACGCTGGGAAGATTTTAAGGACGCTTCCAAGAAGTTGACAAAAGATGAGCGTGACAGACTTGGCGAATACTGGAAACAGGAGTATGGCGACAAGCCAAAGCCAACTAACGCAAAAGATGCAACACAGGAAATTCTTGACTTCCTCTACACAAAATTAGCCCAAATCAAATTGAAGGGCGAAGTAGTTGAACCTGGAAAATAAAGACCTAAAGCCACCACCGCATCTTTCCCCATCTTCTTTGGCGACATTTGAGCAATGTCCGTTGAAGTTTAAGTACGGGAAAATAGACAACATTCCAGATGAGTCTGGAAAAGAAGCATTGATGGGCAATTTTGTCCATGATGTTTTGGAGTTGTTTTACAAATTGCCACCTGCTGACAGAACGCTTCAAGCCGCTAGGTACTTAGCCGCTGAGTGCTGGAACAAAGAGTGGGGTGACAAGATTGCCGTTGTGGTTCGTCGCGCCGATGAAATAAAAAAGATTCGCTGGCAATCATGGTTTTGCATTGAGAATCTTTGGCTTATTGAAGACCCATCAAAAGTTACACCTACGGGCATTGAGCACGAACTCAATGATTCGCTTGGTGGCGTGACGCTCAAGGGTTTTATTGACCGATTCAGCAATGACGACAATGGTGGATTAGTTATTTCTGACTATAAGACTGGCCGAACACCCAATAAAAATTGGGTTTCTGGAAAGTTTGAGCAGTTGCGGATATATGCCGCATTGATGAATTTGACATCTTTGTTCAAGGCTTCAACGCTTGAACTCTTGTACCTAAAAGATGGGGTTAAGTTCACTGAAGAAGTTACTGATGAATCTCTCAAAAACACAGTTGACAGAGTTATTGGCATAAAAGAAAAAATTGATGAGCGTTGTGTTACTGGTTCTTTTGAACCAATAAAATCAAAACTGTGCGATTATTGTTCTTACAAGCCAATTTGTCCAGCATGGAGTAGGAAGTAATTTATTTATGAGTTCTTTATTAAACGACGACGCTTTTGCGCGCCTTGTTTCAGAGGATGTAAAAAACAAAATATCTTTGCAACAGCGCAAAATTCTTCTTGAACCCAGGAACTGGGAGAGATGGCAAAAAGCGCTTCTCATCCTGATTGATAATCTTCAATCACAAATTGACGACATCAATTCTGACTTAGAAGCAGACAAAGAGCGCTATGAGGCTCTTGGTGAAGATGGTGTTGTTCTCGCCCAAGAGGCAGAACTCGCATACTCTCTACGCAGAACAAAGATTGAGCGATTCCTGTTTCATGTCAATAGACGACTTGATGAAGTTTCAAAGTTGATTGATACTGGAAGTGATAATCACATTCAGGCAGCGGCATTGAACGACGCAGCGCAGGCAGATTTTTATCGCAAAGCAATCATAAAGCATAAGAACCTTTTATATGAATACGACCTTGAGGAAACGGCGATTGACAGAGCATTGTGGGACGCTCTTGACAACCGTTGGACATTTGAATCAATTGACGGCATTTAGTGATTAGGAAGCGAAGCAAGAAAAAAGAAGCCGAGTATGAATTGCGGCGACCACTTGTTAAAGCGTTACTAGAAAAATATCCGTACTGCCAAGCATGCAAAGTTTTTGCAAAGCATGATGAGAAAACATTGTTTAATCAAAATCGCTCTGTTGACATACATGAGTTGGTACGCCGTTCACAAGGCGGTTCAATACTTGACGAAAATAATTTACTTGCAGTTTGCCGACCCTGTCATAACAGGATAGGAAATTACCCACAACTTGCTTTTGATTTAGGACTTGCAAAGCACGGGTGGGAACGGTAGTAAACTTGTAGTTCTTAGGACCGTTATAGGCGCAAGGACAGGGTAGGGAGACTTACCCTGTTCTTGCGTCTTTTGTTTTTTACCCGTATTTATTGGGTTTGCGTAGTAGTCTCGTTCTATGAGCGCTTTAAGATTTATGGGAATTGACCTTTCCCTTACATCAACTGGTGTTTGCGTTGGCGGAGAGTCAATGGCTATTGCCTCAAAGCAAAAGGGAACTGCAAGACTGATTGAAATTTCAGAAAAAGTGCTTGAACTTGCCATGTCATCAAGACCGACAGCAATCCTTATAGAGGGATACTCTTTCGGTTCAAAGTTCAGTAGGGCTCATGCAATTGGAGAACTTGGCGGAGTGGTTAAATCCGTCTTGGTTAAAAATGGATTCCCAATTATTGATGTCCCCCCAACCTGCCGTGCCAAGTTTGCCACTGGAAAAGGCAATGCTGGGAAAAAG